TTGCCACCGTAAGCCCTTGCGTAAAATTGATTTTCAAGTTGTTTTTCTTGTGGTGTTTTAGCTTCGGCTTTTTCTTCGGCAATAGCCTCAGCAGTCGTGCGGTGGTCGGCTGCAAGCATTAAACCAGTAAATGCTAAACCACTCAGTGATAACAAGCCTTTTCCGCCTTTCATCCCTTTATTGATTTTACCTTTTCGACCTAAACCACTTGCCGCATCTGCGATATCGACTCCTAATCCGAAGCCTGCACGCTTGCCGCCTAACAACGCCAATGCACCGCTTGCCGCAACAGCCGCTGCACTTAAAGCCGTAATAACAGTGCCTGCTTGTACAACGGTATTTGTGAGGTCTGGATATGCTTTTGCATACTCCGTTAATTTGACTGCCGCATCACCAAGGGCATCATTAAAGCTCTTAACCCCCTCCATTTGGGCAAATTCAAAGCTATTTTTGGCGTTTTCCAATTTGGCACTATTGGTGTCTTGTATTACAGCATGTGATTTATCGACAGCGCCTTGTGCGCTACCGACTTCTGTTTTCACTTCTTTCCCTAGTTGCACATTATTTCGGATACCAAGTAACGCCATCAAGGCTTGACGATCTGATATCACTTGCCCAATCGCTGTACCTTCAACCAAATCAGCCATCTGATTTAAAAGAGTTTGCTGTTCTTCTTTTTTCGCGGTTTTGAGTTTTTCCTTTAACGATTTATAACGGTCATCTTCGCCAACTACCATATCCATAATAGAGCTAAAGGCCTCAATGGAGTTTTTCCCTTGTTTCTTCTCATTTTCCATGGATTTAATAAAATCAACACCATGGGTTTTACCATCTTTGCCTTTAATTTCTAACTTTCTAAAACGATCAGCCGTTTCTTTTGAGGTAATTTTTGCCAGTAAGTTGACTAGGTTGTTACCCGCTTCATCGCTAGTCCCTGCTGTAACACGTGCTTGTTGGTTTGCAACTAATAATGCTTCAAAACCATTCATACCTGATAAGCCTGCAGATTTAGCAGCGGCCATTTGTTGTGGCAACCAACGAGCCATATCTGACAACTCAAAATTACCGGCTTGTCCTGCCGCCACAGCTTTATCTAATACCGCGCCAATTTGATCTTCGCTAATATCAAATTGTTGCATAGCAGATATGGCGATTGCTGATAAATCTTCAGTACTCGCACCAGTGGCAACAGCACCTTTCTGCAGAGTTGGCAGTAATTTCATTGCAGTTTCGGCTTTCACCGTACCAGACGCCAATAATTTATCCAGTGCCGCTAACGCATCCTCTTTCGTCCCGCCACCATTTTCTACCGCACTTTTTACCGCTTCATGTAACTCTTTCTTTCCCGCAATTCGCCCAGCTACGTCTCTGTCGGAGAAGGCGGTGTTGGAAACCATCGCCAATCGGCGGTCATAATCCATTTGTTTTTTCATGGGTTGAGCCATTACCATCGCACCTGCGGCCATACCAGCTCCAACGCTTGCCATTGCAGTGCCTACATGACCTAAGCGTTGTCCCCAAGACGTTTTCCCCATTTCGGCATTAAGACCGGCAATTTTTGACCGTGTTGCATCAGCCGCGCGAGCTAACTCTCGGCTTGTTGCAGTACCACTACGTTTCAAACGGTTATAAGCCGCAATAGTGTGATTGATCTCTTGTTGGATCTTATGTTCACTTCGCACGCCTAATGTTTCGCGGGCGCTTGCCATGGCTCGTGTACTTTGTGTAATTTGGGATTGCGCCTGACGGAATACTCGGCTTGCCTGATCGCGTGCCTTGAGTGTCATGGCTAAATTTAACTCTGCCATTTTTAAACCCTTTTTAAACTTCTTTAAAATCTACAAAAAAAGGGGCTTACGCCCCTTTATTTTTACGACGCATAAGGTTGTAATGCACCGTATCGCCATCTTCAGCCTGTGTTTTAATACCTTGGGATTTTTGCCAACTACCAATCCAAGCAGACACTTCTGTATGGCTCATTGCTCTTACCTCCGCAGCGCTAAAGCCGAATTTAGCTAATAAAATGACCGCACTTCGATAATTTTTCTCAGCTTCAAACACACTATGTTGTTGTTTTATTCGGCTTCGACTTTGCTCTGGCTTTCCCCAGCGTCGATGTGCTTTTTTCGCAAATCAGCAATAGCTTGCGTAATCAACACATAATCATCTGTAGAAAGGTTATCCAGTAAAAACTGTGGCGTGAGTTTATCTTGCGCAATACCGATAATATCAAGCTGCTCAGATAAATAAGCCAAGTCCACGAGCATTTGCTCAGCTTTCGTGAGTTTTTCTTTCTCATCTAAACCAAGCTCGGCAATTTTCTCAAGGGCGGCACATTCGCCACCCAAGGTAAGTAATCGCACGTCAAAGTCAAAACGACGACTATCACCGTAAGGAATACCTAACAATAGACGCATTATTCTTTAACCTCTTTGAGAGCAGTCATCTGAATATCAATCACGGCTTCGTTATCGACGGTATATTTTTCACCGACTTGCGTAGTAAAACAGCCAAGATAAGAGGTGCGTTTATCGTCTTGATTAAGTGGATACACTGTAATCTTCGCATCATTGATTTCCGCCCAATCAATCTCTGAACCATCAATCGGCAGAGCGGCAGTCAATGAGAGCTCCCAAGTCGCAATTCCTTTGGCAAAACCACGCGCACGACCTTCTGAGTTCATGGTTTTCACTAATTTTCGGCCTGTTTGTTTTGTAACGTTTAAATCGGTAATTTCAATTTCAACGCCATTTACTTCTAACACTGCCGAGCCAGCATATTTTTCAGCCATTTAAGCCCCCTATAAAATTAAATCAATACGGTTAGCGACAACGTGTAAGCCATTTACCACATCCGCTGGGATTGCCGTATCTAAACGATTTGGATCTTGTCCATTGCGTACCACAAGCAATTTATTCTTGTTAGCATCAATATTTTCCAAGATTTCTAAATCTTCTAAGCGATACAACACATCAAGGATTTCCGAACGCACTTTTGGTGGTGTGCGATTGGATAACTTCGCACGTGGAAAACGCAAGGCAATGCGTTGCTCAATCGCTTTGCGCGTATAGTCAAGCGTGCGAATTGTAGTTAAATCTAACCACGCAGGGTCATCTACATTCGCTGGCGACTTGGTATAAGTCGTAATTGCACGCATAATTTGCACACGATTATTCACCACCGTAATAGGTGTTAAACCATGGAAAAGTGCCTGATTGACTTCGGTTTTTAATGGTGTTTGAGTGGCATCAACGGGAGTTAAACCTTTAATCTCAAGCGTATTTAACGGTTTAGCCGGGTCTTCTTCGCCTGCAATAATCGCACCATAACCTGCTGCAATTAATGCATTTGATTCCACCGCACCTTTATACCAACCCACAGTAATGCGGTTCGCATTGATTTTTTCGGTATACGTAGTGCCGCTTGCCAATGTGCCATTAAAACCTAATACACCCACACCAGGTTTTTTCTCAACCGGGCTTGCAACCAAGTCTAAATGTTCACGTAACGCTTTTGCATTTTTATCATCAGCGAATGGAGAAATAATGACGTGATAATGCTGACCTGCAACAGATGCTAGTGCAGCAGTTAAATCCGCATTTTCTGCACCATTACTAAATACAGCTGAGGTCACGCTAATACCATCAGCGCGGCTAACTGCATTAATTGAAATTTCATTGCCAATTTCACCTTTACATTTTGCTGTTAAGGTAATGGTGCCTTCACTTGCTGATGCAGTTGCAGGGCAATAATCGCCCGCATTAATAACTGCGACTAAACGGGTGGCAATATCGTTCGCTGCTTCGCCTTTTGCGACAGCAACGGCATAATCTACACCGCCAATAACAGCTTTCACGACACCGCTTAGCGTAGCTGTACCGGCTAACGTCACGGTGCCTGTTGCGGCTACACCTGAATCACTATCTTTTAACCCAATCACGGATAAACGGATTAACGGGTTATTTTGAATCGCTACACGGGTCATTAAATGAGCCCAAGAACCTGCACCGAATTGATTTTTAGCATCTAAATCAGAGTACACTTGAACGGGTGCAGTAAAAGGCGCAGTACCATTCACCATTGGTGCAACAATTAATACATTTTGCTCATTGGTTGGTAACGTGCTTACCGCATTGCGCGAATTATATTCGCTATAAACACCCGGCTGACGAATACTTGTCGGGATATTATCAAAATCAATGTTAGTTTCAGCCATTGTCTTTCTCCTGTTCTTTGCGTGAACGTGTTTCAGTAATCACAATCAAATCACCGTCATTAATACGACGCTGATAATAAATCGACGGCTCAATATCAACCGGCGTTTGTTCAATATAGGCATAAGGCTGTGTTTCAAATGGCACCTTAATACCTGGTCTTGCTTTAACTTTCATTTTTTACCTCAGTTTCCACCTTAAACGGCTCTTCCGCCTGCGTGGTTGGGTCATAAATCCGTCCTTGAACTTGTTCAAGTAACGGTAATGGTTCGGATAACTTGGCTCGATAAGCGCTAAACACATAGTCAGGATTAGTTTTATCCTGCGTAGCTTCTGGGAAATACCCATCATCAAGTGGCTGAAAATCATCATAAACGGCTTCGTATTCAATCGAGTAAGCGGTAATCGCTCCTCCCTTGAATAAGGCATTGTTGAAAATAGTGCGAACTCTTGTGGGTTTTAGTGGTTTAACTAATTGCCCCAAAGTTTGCGCATCCAACAAACGACGCACGGCAGTAATAAGCTGATTAACGCCAACCTCACGCTCATCAATGCCACCCTGTCTAGCCGCGACATTACTGCGTAAAGATCGCACAGCTAAAATAATGACAAAATTCGCGGTAGATTGATGTCGTCTTGCATTGGTACTCATACGCTCAATGCGAGCCCCACCAAAAGTGACAAGGCAAATCGGCAAGCGAGACACAGATAAACTGTCGTCATCTAGCTCACCACCGTAGCTTTTCACCGTATTAACAAGACGGCCCAATCCTTTTTGCAGACGCTCAACAAGTGCTTGTTCGATTTTCGTTATCACGGCTAAACACCCTGTTTTTCGGATTAGTAAACATCACACCATTATCGTCGTCATCTTCTGTGTTTGAGTTAGCAATACCAAGTGAAATTTGACCTTTAGCAATCGCCTCAAGCTCTTTTAAGCTTAATTTGTATCGCTCAATAATCTCATCGGTATTACCCACCTGTGACATAGATGCCAAACGATAGCGGGTTAAATCACAACAAATCCGCACAAGATTTTGCGGTATATCCAGTAATGGCAATTCATAACGGGCTGACAAATAGCCATCAATTTGGCTAGAACTATCCGATAACGCCACATTCAGCACTGTTGTATCAACACTACCGGTACGATCACGATCAGTTAACTCAATTGCATCGAGTTCACCAACACGTAAAATAAAATCCGACACTGTGGCATAATTCATCGTTATTCCTCACACACTGGAACAAGCTCTAACCAAGGATCTTCCGCAAGAATAATCACTTGTTCACTGGTTAAATCACCAGCCGGAATTTCGACCGCACTTTCCTTGTTAAAACGATAACCACATCGACCATAAGACGGCTGAGGATGAATTTCACGTAACGTCACCGCATAAGCGATAGGGTTAATCACCTCACCACCTTCTACAACACTTGATGTTGTTTCTTCTACTTCTTGAGTTTCGGAATTAACATCATCTTGAGTGGTTAATGCTTCTAATTCGGTGTTTTCTGGTTTCTTTGCCATTTTGACTCCTAAAGGGCGATTGCTCGCCCTTGTAATAGGTTATTCTTCAATGATTTGTGGAGACACAATCACTTTCAAACGACCTTTTAAGATATTGGTCGTACCATTGATGATGTCGCCCTCGCAAATCTGACGAGCTTGGAACTCTAATGCTGGCGGTACTAAAATGACATTCGGACGAATGTTCAATAATTTGCCACCGTCACCTTTCAATGATTGCATTTTGGCAATCACCTTCATGATGTTTTCAGCATTGAGTTCTGTTTTCTCAACACGGTGGGCAAGCTGCCAAAAACCAAAACCGGCAGCACCACGTGCACGCACACCCCATTCGTAAATATCTTCGTTAAATACGGTGTCAGACTTGGATGGATCAAATTTCGTTTCGATTTCCGGTGCTGTGCGTTCTTGCCAAATTAATGGTTTAATCGCATTGGTGGTGTCGAAAATGTAGAACGTTGGTGCTTCTGTTTTCGTACCAGTGGTGATATTACTTTGCTCTTTGCTTGAGCCTGTGCCGTCCACGTTGTCAAAAACTGGATGGTCGGTATCAAAATAATTCTGACCGTCATAACAAAGCGTGGTTTTACCTGCTTTTAATAAACCAAACACTAAATCATCAGGTAATTCAGCCGCACTTTGTGCTGCCTGTTGCACCATAGGACGGAATAAACCCACTTGGTCATCTTCAATGTCAGTGCGCGGAATACCTACCGTAC